GATGTTGTGATTCGCAAATTGGAGAAGGCAAAAGGTGCAATGGATACATTCATTCGTACAGAAAATGGATATCGTGTAACTGCACCAGAAGGATTTGTCGCAATTGATCAAACAGGAAATGCAGTCAAGTTAGTTGACCGATTGGAATTCTCAAGGGCCAATTTCAATGCAGCAAAAGATTGGGCAAAGTGAGATCATTCAAAGAATTTCTAACGGAAGCAGATAGTGAAGAAGTTCGTGATGCGAAAAAAGTTTTTACTGCATTACAAGGAATGTATCCAAAGATTCCAAAATTTCCATTGGTGTTTAAGAATTTACAAACAAGTAAAAATTTAGATAAACGTGGGGGTGGATATTTACAAACATCAAAATTGAAAGGTGGTAAATTCATTTTCGTTGATAAGATGGTTATTGATGATTCGGGATTGGGTTCATTTGAACCTGACTATGCAGTAGTTCATGAGTTTGCCCATGCAATTTTAGCAGTTACCAAAGGGGATTTAGGACACAATAAAAAGCATGCTGATTTAACATATAAACTCGCACAAAAGTTCGGGTTAGCATGAAAACGTTTAAACAATATCTAAAAGAAGGAGTTGCTTGGGAACTAAGTGCTTCCAAGATGATATTTGATTTTGGGCAAATGTCCAATATGAAAATTCCATTTACATCTAAGACAATGGAATGGATTTTCCAAGTGCAGTTACCAAGAGCAACGGTGTTTCATGTTACAAGTGGTATTGGTTTGGAGAAGTTAAAGAAATTACAGAATAAGAAAAAATCAATCTCTGCCTTTTTTAATATGAGTGCTGATTATATAGATTCGGGAATAAAAACTGAAGGGGGAGTTGTTGCAGAATTGGACGCAAATATAATTATGTCAAGTAAAGATGATATATTGAGCATGCCAGACAAAACGGGCAGAAGGTGGGTTGAATTACATAGTATAGACCCAAAAGAGAAGATGCATCCAGAATTTGAAAAGATGTTAATAGACCTTGCAATAAAACATGATCCAAGAAATAAAGAATACCTAAAAACATCACCAGAGATAGGAATGGGTGTTTGGTGGAAATTACAATCCGACTTACAAACAAATTTTGCAAAAGACAAAGCAGGTAAGAAGATGGCTTTGATAATTGCAGATTATATTGATGGTGTAAATGTAATTCTCAATAAACATAAAAAAGAAATTCAAGGTGCAGTTCACGGATATTATGTCAGAAGAGGAACGATAGCAGTTAAACATGCTTCTGGTCGTATGGTAGGAGGCGATTCAGAACTATCAGAATGGAATGCGTGGGATGAACAAGTAGTAGATAAAATTAAAATTGAGAAGGTTCATACCTTTAATACGGCAACCAGACCAGCAGAATGGGTAAAAGATTCAGTAATTCCAAGATTAGGTAAAATTCCACACAAACATTGGAAATCTGCTACAGAATTATCAACCTACATCAGTCAAGTTGCTGATGCAGAAGTAAGAGTATTGAGAAGAAGTAAGGGATGAAATCTTTTAAACAATATCTTAAAGAGGGGCCACCAGCATGGACTGAAAGTTTATCTACCATGTTGTTTGATTTGCCAAGAGAAGGTCTTAAAGATTTGAAGATTCCGTTGTCTCCAGCAATATTTAAGAGAATATGGCCAGAGTCAGTTCGTTCAAGAGTGTTCCATTTAACTGATTTGGATGGTGTTGGAAAATTGAAAAAAATGCAAGGAAAGAAAAAATCAATTTCTGCATTTTATAATATGGATGATTATATAATTCAAAGTGGAATTAAGACAGAGGGAGGATATGTTGTAGAGTTAGAAGGTGATGTTCTTGCAGCAGCACCAGATGATATATCAAGTCAACCAGACAAAACAGGAAGAAGATGGATAACTTTTAGTTCACTTATGAATCCATCTACTGCTAGTGATCCTGGCCTGGGTGGTGGAAGTAAACTCAAGAGAATAGAAAAGGATTTGGAAAAATTATTAGTAGAAATTCTTATTAAAAATGGAATGGGGCCATACAAAAAAGGTTTGACTACCAGAGAACTTAACAGAGCATGGTCTTATCTTGGTAAATCAACTGGTGGAAAAGAAAAATCAATAATTATCAAAGATTACATTGATGGTATGGAAAAGATCATGAAGAAGTATTCCAAACCATTACGTTCTATATTTACAGATTATACTAAGAAAAGAACTCTTGATCCAGATGAAGATAGTGGTGAAAAAGCAATGTGGGATGAATTGGTAGTTAATAATTTTAAGATTCAAAAGATTCATGTAGGGCCTGAGTTTGGCCCAGACTTTGAAGATGATGATGATATAGATGGATTTCCATTTGAACTATATCAAGATACAGGAGATATGGCAGATTATATTGTTAGAACAGTACAGAAAATAAAACTATGATTAGGTTTAAACAATATCTAAGAGAATTTGCAGTACAGAGTACATCAGATTATGTGTTTGATACTACAAGTGGTAATTCTTCTTCTTTAAAGATTCCTATCTCTGGGCCCATGTTCAAAAGAATATGGCCAGATACAATTCGTGCAACGGTATTTCATACAACTGATTTAGCAGGACTTGAAAAATTAAAAAAACTTGAAGGAGGAAAGAAGTCCATCTCAGCATTTTTCTCAATGATGTCACGTTATATGGAAACTGGCGTAGCAACAGGAGGAGATGTTCATGTTGTAGTAGAAATGGAAGCTGATGTACTTGTATCTGCTAGAGATGATATATGGAGTATAGTAGATAAAACAGGTAGAAGGTGGGTTGAAATGTCTTGGTTTGCAAATGCACAATGGGGTGGAACCGGGCCCAAATTTGATAAAGTAGAAAAAGATCTTAATACTTTGATAAAAAATCTTGTTAATAAACATCTTACCCCAATATTGGGGAAAAATGCAGTCGTAAGAGAACATGAATATGAACTCTGGAGCAATATGAAAAGTCATTTAAAAGCTGGTAGAGAAGGTGGTGGTAGTAGATTGAGGTTAGTAATAAAAGACTATTTTGATGGAATAGAGAAGGTTCTTAAAAAGAATAAAAAGGTAATGGGTGATATAATATATGGTTATACAAAATCAAAAAGAATGACAGATAATGCATGGGATGAACAAATAGTCAATAATATTAAGGTTAAAAAAGTGCATGTTATAAAACCTCATCCAAGTTCAGATGTATGGGGGCCGGATGAGATTATGCAACATATTACAGACATAAAGAAATGGCAAGTAAAAGTGTGGGATGCCTCTATAGAATTAGAAGCTTATACAAGACAAGTTGTTAAAAAGGAAATTGGAAGGAAAAGTAGATGATACCTTTTAAACAATATACTGAAGACATCAAGGTTCCTATCAAGGTTGGAGATACGGTTTTAGGTGGTAGATTCAAGAACAAGAAAGTAGTAGTCAAGACAATCGGCAAGAATGATAAAGGTGATATTACAATTAATGGTAAGCCCCTATTAAAATATAGAATACTTAAAAACAGTTAAAAGAAAGAGATTACAAATGAGGTATGAATGATTGATTTATTTAACGCTTCTGAAATGATGATGCTTGGATTGGTATTATTTTCATCATTTTGGATTTTTCTGTTTAATTACTGACAGGATATTAAGGATAAGTACAGCGGTCATGGATGGTTGATTTTACTTGATTTGATTATCAATATGGGAATGTCAGCAACAGGATATTTGTTGATTTCCATTGTATTTACAAATGTTCCACAACTAAAGGAATATGAGAGTTACCGTTATCCCATAGGGTATCTTTTTGGATTAACATCCAACGTGAGCATACCTATTGTTCTCAAGTGGTTTCAACAACAAATAACCAAGAAGTTAAACGAAGCAGGAAAGAAGTGAGGTAATTATGGCTGATAAAAAAATTGCAAATGGTAAAGATGAAAAAATACTACAACATGATATTGAAGAAATAGATAAAAAAGTTGAAGAAGTTCAACAAATGGAACTTTCTGCTAAAGATCAAATAGTTGCGAGTAAATCATTTATCTATGTTATTATTGCACTTCTTATATACTTAACCTTTTTGGTTATTCCAGATATAGAAGAAAAAGTTACATGGATGGAAAAAGACCTCAACTCTGTATTAGTTCAATCTGAACGATTTAAGAAATCAACCAGAGTATTTGCAAAGGATAATCAATGTGCATCGTGCCACTTGAGTCCAGATTATCTTCTTCATAATCTCTTAATGAAATATCCAAGTTTTTCTGACATTAAAGCATTCATGTCGGTTGGCCACCAGAGATATTATACTATGACTGCCCCGATCGCAGATGAAGAATTGTTAGAAGTATATCGGGCATTGCAATGATAATGGTAGGTAAACTTGTTGTATCTTTAATTTGGGTATTTTGGATGATGGCATTGTCTCCTGCTGAGGGACAAGACCCAATGAAAGAAAAACTTGGAGTTGGTATACCAAAATCAGAATACAACCCAACATATAGTTCAACATACAATCGTGTAATAGATAGAGGAAATGTCATTTGTGGAATTAATGATGAGTTTCCTGGCTTCTCACAAGAAATATGGAATACTGAAGATGGTGATAGGTGGGAAGGTTTTGATGTTGATATATGTCGTGCTATTGCGGCCGCATTGTTTGGTGATTCAGAAGCAGTCGAATTTACTATAGTCAATGGAAAGACACGATTTGAATTTTTGATAGATGGTTCAATAGATGTTCTTTCTGCAACAACCACGTTTACTTATACAAGAAATGTCGCAAAGAAACTGGAATTCCTACCTACAACCTACTATGATGGTCAAGGATTCATTGTAAGGAAAACTCTTGGAGTATCTTCTGCAAAACAGATGGAAGGTGCAAGGATATGTTTTAGTGGTACTGGAACGGCTGCAAAGAACATTGCAGATTTTTTTGAGTTACATGGAATAAATTATATCCCTGTCGCAGTACCACCCAATGAAAAAACAAAGAATGTATATAAAAGGGGTGACTGTGATATGTATGGTACGGATAGGTCTGGTCTTGCATCAAACCGATTGAGTTTTGATGACCCTGACAGACACATGATTCTTCCAGAAATTATCTCAAAAGAACCATTAGGGCCAGTTGTTAAGTATGGAGATCAGAAATGGTCAGATGTTGTTCGATGGACAGTATATGTTCTGTTCATTGCAGAAGAAATGGGAATAAATTCAAAGAACATAGACAGTTTTAAAAATCATATAGACCCATACATCCAAAGATTTATGGGAGAAAAAAATGGAGCAGATCATCCCCATCTTGGAGCTAAACTTGGATTGAAAGCAACTTGGTCTTACAATATAATAAAACAAGTTGGAAATTATAAAGAAATATATGAACGCAATGTAGGAATAAATACTCCGATTGGATTGGATCGGGGATTAAATAAATTATATATTCATGGAGGATTATTATATGCACCACCACTAAAATAAGGAAGTATGTCACACGTTACACCGTTTTCAAAATCAGCGGAAACTCTTGAAAATGGAGAATCTACTGAAAATCCTTTTAATAAAGTACCAGAATTCCGTACTTCAGTAGATAATATTTTGCGTGTTAATCATGGCAATCAAATGAGATTAGGTCTAATGGCAGACCAAAAAGCCAATATTATGATTACAGTTGCATCGATTGTGTTTTCAATAACGATTGCAAATCTAGATAATGAAGTGATGAAATACCCACTACTGACATTTGTAGTTGGTAGTTTTTTTGCATTGTTGTTTGCAATTTTTGCGATTATACCTAGTACAGATTATCCTAAAAAGAAAGGTTCTAAAGAAATAGATAGGGAATCCCCACTATTCAATCCTTTGTTTTTTGGACATTTTGCACATTTATCGATAGAAGAATATAAGGAAGATTATGCTCAAACTTTGATGACTGATGACAAAGTATACGATGCAATGGCTGGAGACATTTACGGACAAGGGAAAGTCCTTGCACTCAATAAGTATAAATTTCTCAAATGGTCTTACACCAGTTTTCTTTGGGGTATGTCTGGTGCAATAGTGGTGTTTCTCATACAAAATATTATTTAATCATGATAAGTCTAACAGATATAGCTGCAAAAAACTTCAAGAGAATTCGTGAGGATGAGGAATTGCCTGAAGATGTTCCATTGAGAATATCTGTCAAGGGTGGTGGTTGTGCAGGATATGAATACCAATTAGATTTCGGAGAACCTGCAAAGAAAGATTTAATGTTTGAGTCAAAAGGTCTACCTATAGTGATAGACCGTAAGAGTCATATAGTAGTAGATGGACTAGAGATAGATTGGTCAACGGACTTATCTGCACCTGGCCCACGATTTGAAAATCCTAGAGCAGTCTCAACGTGTGGTTGTTCTACGAGTTTTTCAATCAAACCACAAGAATTAGATAAACCTGTTTGGATGCAGTAAATGGCATATTCAGATAAAGTATTGGAACATTATGAAAGACCACACAATGTTGGTAGTTTGGATACTAGGGACAGCAATGTCGGTACTGGCCTTGTGGGTGCTCCAGAATGTGGCGATGTGATGAAACTACAGATACAGGTAGATGATAATAACAAAATCATTGATGCCAAATTCAAGACATTTGGATGTGGTAGTGCAATCGCAGCTAGTTCACTCGCAACGGAATGGATTAAGGACAAATCCATAGATGAAGCAATGACCATAAACAATACTGAAATAGTCGAAGAACTATCCCTACCCCCTGTGAAAATCCATTGTTCAGTACTTGCAGAAGATGCAATCAAGGCAGCAATTAAGGACTATAGACAAAAACAAATAGACACCTAATGCGAAATTCTAATGCAATTTTTAAAGAATATAAAGAAGAAATGGGAAAAGATTTGGGTTCCCCGATTACAAGAAGGTAAGACCAAAGTAGAGCTTGAAAGAGACAAACAATACGAAACGAATTGGGTATGGTATCATACAGTACTTGCGATTGAATTATTGGTTATCATCATTCTTCTATTTTGGATCGCAATCGTATTAACTGTGAGATAAGATGTTCAAGATTAAATACTGTAGTTCCTGAAACTACAAACCACAGGCAGAAAGTCTTTTTGCTGAAATGAAAGAATTAGGTTTCAATGTTGTTATAGAAGAGGGTGATACAGGACAATTTGAATTGTTTAAAAGTCATCAAGGCGGGGGCCATTCAAACTGGACCTGGGTTTCATATATGAAAGAGGGTCCAGGAATTCCAAAGTTCTTTACATTAGCAGATGTAGAAAAGAAGTTGGCTGGGAGTCAATAAGCAGTTTTTCTAAATAGGAGTATAAGGGAATGGGAATTCTCGAAAAAATTAAACGGAGATTTGGTATGGCAAAAAGATTTAAAGGCGGAATAAAAGAAGACATTGTAAAAGAAGTGGACAAAA